GCCCTCGGCCTTCGGCAGGGCTACCAGCTCCGCGTGAGCCAGGAGCGTTTTGTCGAACTTGACCAGACCTTGGTCAGTGGAGTTGTGAGGGCTACTTGCTCGTTCCACTCGCTTGGCTCAACGAGCGAGGTTGGCCCGGTGATCGCCCTGAAGACCGTCTGACCAAAAGCACTCTAGGAGATTCTGACTCATGAGCATTCCAGTTGCGATGACCCGGAGCGTGGTGTCTGGCAAGAACTCGGTGTACACGTCGAGCCAGACGAACACGCTGACGCTCGACACGCTGGGCTTTGATTACGCCAGCATCGACGTGATCTACGCTTCGCAGGTTTCGACCTCGAGCGTGGCTCAGACGCTGACGCTTCGCCAGGGCGACGCCAGCAACGCCGTGACCGAGACTGTGACCGGGTTTACCGGTACGCTCGCCCCGGCGGCCTACGCTGGCCAGACCGTGACCAGCACGATGACGGTCAGCCGGATCGAAGTCGACCTGCGTGGGAAGAAGCGCTACATCGCGGTGGCCACGTCGCCCAACACGGACAACACCGTGGTGATCGCGGCCCGGCTCTCGCGTGCCGAGGAAGGCCCGTACGACGCCACCACGAAGGGTGTGCGGCTCAACACGGCCGGCTGACGCTTGACAGCATGACGAACATGAGCGGGCGGCTCACACACGTGGGCCGCCCGTTCTCGTTTTCGTGAGGCACGCATGCTGGTTCAGGTTGGCGGCACGTCGGTCGATGTCCGTGTCGAGGCTGTCTTCTCCATGCCTCGGCTCGGCTTTAACGACAACTTCTTCACGTGGGCTCAGGCGCTCATGCCGCTCGGCATCCGCCCCACGAAAGTCACCGGCGCTTTTTGGGATCAGTGCATGGAGCGCGTCTTTGAGCAGTTCGTAGACAAATGCGAATACCTGCTCACGATCGACTACGACACGTTCTTCACCAAGGAAGACCTAGAACATCTCTTCTCGCTGGCTCTGGCGTTTCAATGCGATGCGCTCACCGGGCTGCAGACAAAGCGCGAGGACGGCAGGCCCATGTTGACCTTGAAAGGCACGCTGGGCAGGCAGAAGGACGGCGAGCAGGCGCAGCTGCCCATGTCGTGGTTCGCCGAGCCTGTGCAGGAAGTCGATAGCGCCCATTTCGGGTGCACCATCATTTCGACAGCCGCCCTGAAGCGGACGCCAAAGCCGTGGTTTCGCAGCGAGCCCGGGCCGGACAACTCTTGGAATGACGGCCGGCTGGATGCTGATATTTGGTTTTGGAAGAACTTCCGTGAGCGCGGCGGCAATCGGCTCTACGTCACTCCGCGCGTCGTTTTAGGCCACGGAGAGTACATGGTGACGTGGCCCGGCAGGGATCTAAGCAAGCCTGTTTTTCAGTGGGCCACCGAATACTGCAACACGGGGAAGCGACCGGAAACTGCATGGAGCGTGCCGCAATCATGAAAATACGAATGGTGCAGAGCTACCGCGTCTATCGGCGTGGCCAGGTGCTTCCAGACGTGCCGGACGGTATGGCAAACGACTGGATCAAGCGCGGCCTGGCCGTTGAGGACAAGCAGCAGGAAATCGAGACGGCGGCCATAGAGCACCGGGCCGAGACAGCCGACGCCACGCCACGCAAACGAGGACGCCCACGTGCGATACCGAAGCCTGACGCGAACGACGGCACCGGCGGTTGAGCCTGTCACGGTGACTGAGGCGAAGGCACACTGCCGCGTCGATACCTCTACAGACGATGCCTACATCGGCACGCTGATTACGGCGGCGCGTGAGTGGGTTGAGGAATACACAGACCGTGCCTTGGTGCACCAGCAGTACATCATGCGGCTGGACTCTTTCCCGTATGAGTTCGAGTTACCACGCCCGCCAATGGCGACAAGCGGCACGACCACAGCCGTGGCCGTCACCTACACGCTGGGCGACGATTCAACGGCAACGCTCTCGGCCACGCAGTACCGGGTTGACCGCAACTCGACGCCCGGCGTGGTGCGGCAGCTGCGGGCTGGGACGTGGCCGGCGAACTTGGACGACCAGAACGCAGTGACCGTCACTTGGTGGGCAGGCTACGGTGCGAGCGGCACGAGCGTCCCTGCGGCGATCCGGCACGCCATCCTGATGCTTGTCGCTCACTGGTACGAACGCCGGATGGCGGCTGACTCCATGAGCGGCAACGAGATTCCGTTTGGCGTTAAATCCCTGCTCGACTCGCAACGTTGGGGCTCCTACCGATGAGCAACGTATCCGGCACGATTTCCGTAAACGTCGAGTTCCGCGACACGACCACGTCTAGCGGCGTGCAGTCGCTGAAGACTGTCACGCTGCGAGACGCTACGGAGTACACGTCTGGCAAAGTGGCGATCGTGACGGGGACGGTGGGCACGTCTGCCGTGAACCTGGGAACGCTCGGAACCACCACATACAGGAACGCCAGCGGCAGCGTCGTTTCATTTAGTGCAGTGACGCGGCTTGCGTTTTCATGGAGCGGCAGCAGCGAGCGTTTCTTAACTGAACAAAACGACGATATGTTCAAGCTGCGATCAGCAGATGGCAGAGTCGCAGTAACTGATTTGACAGCAGATACTTTTTCTCCACTGATGCTCCAGGGCCTTGGAACAGGTACGTACACACTTGTCATCTATGGCACGTCATGATTGACCCTGGCAAACTCCGCGAGCGGGTGACGGTGCAGCAATCGTCTGCGGCGCGTAACAGCCTCGGCGAAGCCGTGCTGTCGTGGAGCGACTTCGCCACGGTGTGGGCGAGCGTGGAAGGCGTGAGCGCCCGCGAAGCGCTAACGGCCGGGCAGCAGGAGACGACCGTGAGCCACCGGGTGCGCCTGCGGTATCTCACGGGCCTGACGCAGAACATGCGGTTTTCGTGGCGCGGCCGCACGCTGGACATTGTGAGCCTGCTCGAGCACGGCAACCGCAGCGAGCACGAAGCCATTTGCCAAGAGCAGGTGGCGTAATGAGCTCAGCATTTGCGCCGCGTCGCGGCGACGGTTTTCGCCGTCGAGCGTCGGCCTCATACCAAGCCGGTGATCCGGTCATCTCGCTGGCCTTGGGTCGCGGCAAGGCCGCAAAAAAAATGTTTTCCCTTGCGCCGCTTGAAGAGGTGGTGGCCGAACTCAAGAAACTGCCGGCAGACATCTCAAACAAGTACCAGCGCCGTGCGCTTAAGAAGGCTGCCAAGCCAGGCAAGGCTGCCTTGGAAGCCAACGTGCGAGCCATTGGCCAGGTCACCGGCAACCTTCTCGCCAGCATCACAGAGAAGGGCAAGAGCTACACGAACAACCGCTACCGCGTGCCGGTGTCTGTGTATGTGATCGGGTTTCGTCGCCCTGTTGGCGGAGGCTCGCAACGCACAGCCGAGACGGCCTTTGGCGGCTCTGTGATGAAGGGGCCGAACCGAGCGTACCACTCGCACTTGGTCGAGTTTGGTACGAAGGGCCGCCGAACTCCAGGAAAGAGCCGCGTGGTAAAACGCCGCCGGGTGATCCTTGACGGGCGGATCATCACGCAGCGTGAGCGTCGAAAAGAGCAGCCCGACAACAATCCTCGGCAAGTTTTGTCATCGTGGAACTACCGCCGTGGCAAGGGCTCGTGGCAGGGCAAGTATCCGATCGATTTCATTGCCACCGGCTCGGTGGCACCGATGCCAGCGTTGCGCCCACTAGAGCGGGCCTTCAATCAGTCGCGTGGCGCGATGAAAAGCATTCTGGACGTTGAGATGCGTAAATCTCTGACCGCAGCCTTGCGCGCTTTCCAGAAGCGGGCACGCAAAAAGCTTGATGAGGGTGGCGACAAATGAAAAGCCCAGAAGCCGTATTGCGTACCGCCCTAGTCACAAACACATCAGTGGCGTCCGTGGTCGCCACTCGGGTCTACCCGGTGCTGGCTCCGCAGGATGCGCCGCTGCCGTTCATTACTTACCGTCGCACGGGCATACGCCGGGCACAGACGCTAGGCGGCCCGATGGGCGTGCCGCAGGTGAGCGCCGATTTTGACGTGTATGCCACGACCTACGAAGGGGCGCGTGACCTGGCCGACCGCTGCCGCTCCGTTCTGGATGGGTACGGGGGAACCTTCGACAATACGGTGGTACAGCAGACTTCGCTCGAAAACGAACAAGAC